TCTCACTCCCACGATCATAGGAGGTAATTGCTTAAATTCTCCTGCTTCATTGACTAAGTCATAGCCTTCAATTGGTTTCATAAATATAAATCCTTTCTATTTTATCTAATATTAGTTTATAAGATTTTTTAACTGAAGTTGGGCTTTATTTATAATAACTTCTAATTCTTTCAACTACTTTACTTAAATCATTCTCAATATATGTTTCTTCAAACATACCTATTGGTGATTTAGTAACATCTAATCCATCAGTATTAGTAGCAAATACATATTTGCCATCTAATTTTAATGAATGTAAAACGATAGTGAACATACCTTCAATACAAACTTTATCATCTAATAATTTGCCGATAGTTTTAGGTTTAGATTCACCCATATCGTTTTTCTCTTCGTGCATAGTCACAAATACAATCATATCCTCTGGCAATTCATCTGCAATGAATTTAATTAAGGAATAGAAATTATCAGCAATTTCATTATATAAATCAAATTGTGAATTACCTTTGGCTTGTCTGTGACCTGCCATGAATTTACTGGTCATAAGATAACCGGCATCATCGATAACCGCTAATTTAATACCTTTTTCATAAGCCGCTTTTAATGCTGCTTTAATCTTAAGATATTCATCGCAATTCATTACTTTTAAAAACTCATTATTTCTAAATGGTAATGGTTTTCTATTTGGATTAACAACGAATGTTGTTTCACTTAAGTTTCTAAGTGATGCTGATTTACCGGATCCGGAACGACCCATAATTAACACTGGAATAGCCATTTACTTCTCCTTTCTTTCCCAAGCGATTTCTCGTTTTAATTTTGCATATTCATCAATGTAGATAAGACCTTCATCTTTATCATACATTAAATTATATTCACCTAATGCATCATCAGGAATCTCAAATCTTTTTGATTCAGGAACTCTTAGATATCTCTGATCAGGACCAATTGTTCTCATCTTATATCCAGTATTAGAAGTTGCTGATTTGAAATAAATTCTCGAACCAACTTTTGCTACTACAGCAAATGGTTCTCCATCTCTAATAACCTTATAGAAACTATTCTTTCTAAATCTGAAGCAAATTATATGTCTGCCTTTCGTAACAGTCTTATATAACATTATTTCTCCGTCATATTGAGACTTAGCATGAGCCTTTTCTTTTGTAATCCATTCCATTATTGTTTTAAACCCTCCAAATAATCTGAAATGTCAATTTCGAATATCTTACCATCAGTTAATTCAATTCTAACTTTCATCATAGGTTTTAACACAACATATTTTGATTTATAATCGGTATAACTAATGACTCTTTTATCGATTTCTCCGGATTCTACTCCGGACTTAATTCTTAATAATAAATCTTCTAATCTTTCTTGCATTCTTCTTCACCTACTTCTTTAACAGTTTTCACAAGATTCTTAAATAAAACTTTAGGCCACATCTTTTTTACAAGAGCGTAAGCAATTGCGGTTTCAATAGAATCCTCGTCTCCATCCATTAAATGAACAGTAACAGAAGTTCCATCTAAGAATTTAACTGTCGTATTTTTTCTATCTTTATGATGATACACTTGAACTGGTGTAACACTTCTTAAAAACTCTTGATAACCTTCTCTCATTTTTAAGAGTCGGTCAGTTCTTTCCTCTAACTCAAGAATTCTTGAATCCTTATCAGAGACTTCCTTCTTGAGGTCATCTCTTTCTTTTTTCATTGATAGAAATATGTTATCTAATTCTTTAATAGCATCAACATATCTTTCATCATTAGATTTTACTAATGGTCTTACTTTAAGCCACTCAATCATTGTTTTCTCCTCCTTTCTCACAAAACTTACAACAATTGCAATATAATCTACATTTAAGGTATTCGCCTTTGCGAACTTGAATTTCTCCGGATCCATTACATTTATTAGTGATATAATTATGAGCATCTTCTTCGGTATCCGCTAAATATGCTGCTCTAGCGTCTCCGGCTTTCTTATAAATGGCGTATTTTGTTCCTGTATACCAACGTTCTTCATCAGTACATTCCGGTAATGTATCATTTTCGAGATGATAATTAATTAAGGATAATCTATCTTTAATCCATTTTTCAATGTAATCATAATCGGAATCAGCGATATTGTATTCCCACACATAAATAGCCGAAGTTGGATAATTGCTCGAATTAACTGCTTTTACTTTGCTCCAATCTTTCATCAGCGCATAGAATTTTAACTTTCTCATAATTACACCTTGCTTTTTAAATAAAATATAGGCATACATTAATCCTTGTAATTTCCATTCTTCAAAATCTTGTTTCATTATCTTACTCACTGAGCAAGTCTTGTAATCTTGGATCGATAATTCATTGAAATCTAGTAAGTCTACCCTGCCAGATAAAGTATCTTCACCAATATTACATTCAATGGATTCTTCCGAATTTAAATGTTCTAAAATCGGCGTATTTTCTTCCAATACTCTATGAACTGCGGTTCCAAATAAAGCCGGAATACAATCTGCAACATCTTCTTCGATTTGATCGTAGTATTTCCTATTTAATAATATTTCACGAATAGGTAATAACAACTCTGTAACTGAATATCTATGTTCTTTTGGGGAATGATCATCTCTGCTACAATAAAGAACGAATGGTTCCGGTAGATTTAATTTGTTTGTAACTTTCATAACAACTCCCTGATAAAACTTGGATCCTTATCTAATAATTCTGAAATTCTTTTGATTAATTGTAAGCCTGGTTTAGTTTTATTGTTCTCGATTAAGCAATAATAACCTTGGCTTGTTCCAAGTCTCTCTGCCATTTCTTTTTGACTTAGGTTATGGCTTAACCTGTATTTTTTGAGATAGCGACCTAACATTTCTTTCTCCTTCCTCAGTAATTATTATATAATAAGATAAAATAAGGTTGGGATTTTATTTAATTTGAAGGGTTTGAACAGTTTGTGAACAGTTTTATATTAGTATATATCTAATATAATTAATAGTTTTCAGTTTTTTATACAAAGTGATTATATATATAGGAAAACACTTTTTAAAAATTACTGAAAACGATTGAAACCCTTCATCAGATATTAAAAAAATATTTATGCGCCATATATATTTATATTAAGGAAAAAATAAAAAAATTATAAAAAAATTATTGATTTATTATTCTAACCTTTTATATAATAATATCATTAAATCAAATGAAAGGAGATTAAGTACTATGGTTTACTATGCAGTCATTTATATGAATGATGGAAACATCCATTTGTTCAAAAGTGATACAAAAGAAGGTGCAGAAGATTGCATTAAAGGTTTGCAAGATAGTAAGTGGAAAGATCGAATTGAAACAACAAGGGTTGTTAAAAAAGATACTACCACTGCTTTATGGCAGAATACGAACGGTCATTGGATTGGAGTTTAATTTATATTGACCTATTATTAAAACTGTTTAAATGTTCTAAAAAAAGGAGTTAATTATGGAAAAATTATATAAAAACAAATACTTAATTGGTATTTATGCGCCAGTTGAAGAAGGAGAAACTTTATTTGCTTTAGTTTCAAATACAAAAGAATTTGCTGAATTAATGAAAATTAAAAGAGATAATGCCAGTGAAATACTAAGATTACTATATAATAAAAAAAGCAGATACATTAGATTCTTCGGTAAAATGTGTACTGTGGAATTTATTTTAGATGAGGAGGACGAATAAATGTTGAGATATATTAAAGTCAATGATTCGTGGATCGATACATTAAGAGAACAATTAGAAAAAGATATTTCCTATATTGTTATTGATAATTATGTATATATGATCGATAAAGATGGTAATGAAGATTGTATTGGTGAATTCCAAGGAGAGGAAGATTAATTATGACGAAAGCAGAAAAAGCATTAGAGGCTGCGAAAAACACATTGAAAGGTAATAAATGCTCTATTGATTGGTTTGATATGCACCAAACTATCACTTTGAAGTTTAAAGATATTCACGATTATGAGTTTTTTTTGAGATTTCTATTATATGACCCTGAATATTTAATTAATGATAAATAGGTGGTGAGAAATTATGATTAAAGGTGGTCGCATGAGTGGAAAATCTATTGATTTAGGTGAGAGTAAAGGAAAGTTTGATACCATTTTTATTTCTATGAGTATTGAAGAGTGGAATAAAAATCAGAAGAAACTGAACGCGCTTGAAATCATTAAAGAAAAAGGTATTGATATCGATGCATTAAAATATCATAAAGATTTAGAGCATTATAATTTTTCTTTGAGAGGTAGATATGAATCATTAACCCAAGAAGAATATGATTTATTAAAAGAGGTGTTATTATGACATTCGAAATAAATATTGTATGGTTCGTTATTTTAATATTTTTAGCCAGTATAGGCGGAATTATATTATTGATAATATTATTAGTATGGCTTTTCTATTTAATTAGTAAAATCGTCGATTATATAGAATGGAGACATAGAGATGATGAATGAGTGTCCTTGCAGATTTTGTAAAGATAGATATATTGATTGCCATAGTAAATGTGAGAAATATATTGAATGGCGCAAAGAATATGATTCACAAAATAAATCATCCTACAAAAAAAGATATATGGACACAGTCGCTTATACAAAAAAGACCCGGAGGAGGTCTTAATTGTGAGAAACATTTGGATTAAGAAAATCAAACTGCCATTTGGCGATTATATGAAATGCGACCAATGTGGTATGGATTGGAACACTTACGTAGCATTTGATTTATTCGGTCACAACTATGCTATGTGTCCTGATTGTTTTGAAGAATACAAAGCATTAATAAATAAAATAAGCAGCCAATTATGACTGCTTTTATTTTACTTGCATTTCACACTTAACTCAA